TCAGGCCAAAGCAGTAGAGCCCGAACCCCAGTTCCACGAAGGTCGGCTGAGGCGAGAGCGCCGAGAAGTCGGACGTCCGGAGCAACGAATCCCAGGCCGGTGTGAGTCCAGCGCGGCCAGCTGGATCGGTGAACCAGTACCACTTGGTGTAGGGGAACGCGGGCATGGCTACTGGCGGAAGTGCTCCACCTTTACGCGGCCGATCGTGCCGGTGAAGTTGAGGGCCGCGCCGCCATTGTTGGCGGTCGTGGCGAGGACGAGCTGATACCCAGATAGGCTCGAACCCAGATAGCTGGTGTTGATCATGTTGCCAGAGGTCTTGAGGACCGAGACGTCCGACCATGACTGCGGCGACCCCCATCCACCATCGCTCGGGTAAACGCCCGTCAGGAAAGTGGCGTCGATGCCCGCGATGCCGTCTGGAAGCTCCATCAGGCCGGTGTTGTTGTTGGAGGTGACGCAGGCGGACCCAGCGCTCGACCCATTCAGATCGGCGATCGACACCCACCCGGTAGCGCAAAAACCCGAGCTAAACCCGGCGGTGGCCTCGAAGTACCAGACGGTGCTGGTGGTGCTTCCGACCCCGTTCCAGATCCCCACCAGGATCCCGTTGTTGTTGGATCCGCCGTCAATGTACTGGGCATATTCGGTGACGCGGATCGGAGTCGTGAAGTCCAACAACGGCGCGATCGCAGAGAGAGAGGTCGCCAATCCAGGGGCCGTGAACGAGTTCCCCGACCAGCCCGACGGGTCGGTGGGCGTCAGGGAGAGCCCCGCGCCACTGATCAGCTGAGGCTGGCTATAGAACTGCCCGTAGTTGATGAAGGTCCACATGGCGCCGCAGATCACGACTGGGCCCGCGTCGGCAAAGGTGAAGCTGACCTGTGCTCCGAAGTTGCAATCGAAGTCCGTCACCCAGCCGGCAAAGGTCGAGCCTCCGTCCGGGAACATCTGGGCGACGCACCCCCCATCACCCGGGCCAACGCACACCGAGGGCGTGAGGGTGCATTTGCCGGACGGTCCGCAGAGCGTCGACTCGTAGGCGTAGTTGGTGGAGCTCGATTGGCCGGCCGCGAGGGCCGCGAGCAAGAGTAGGGTGGTCATGCGGTCTTCACCTGGGTGGAGATGAACGAGGCCTGCTGGCTGCCCGAAAAAGCCTCGAGGCTCGGTGTCGACTGCTGCAGGCTCGATGAGAGGGTCTGAAGAGCGTCGGATACGGAGGTCAACACCGGGGTGATCGCTGGTACGACTGCGCTCAGCCCCGACATCGTCTCCATCAAGCTGGTAAGCGCCTGGACGACGGGCGCGAGAGCCGCGAAGGTATTGCCGACGCTCTGCATCGTCTGCGCTTCGGCGTTCAGGTAGGTGGTGCCCTTCACGAGGAAGTCGGCGGCTGACTGTGACCCGAGCGCCACCAAGGTGGCCACCAGGTCCACCTCCAGGCTGGAGCCAGCGGCGGCATCGAAGAGGGAGGCGCTAGGCTTCGAGGGGTCGCCGTTGTCCCAGAACACCCGGACCCGGCTCTTGGGCGCCACCTTGACCTGGAGGCCCGGGAAGCCAGTGCGAAGCGGTACCGACGTCATGCCAGGGAAACGCGGGTCATCGAGTTGAACATCGAGAGAGTCGTCGCCGCGCTGTTGCACAACCGTCCCGACGGGCGACGTCAGGTAGAGGTTCCGCTGGAAGAGCGACAGGACGAACTGCTCGAGCCCGTTCTTGGCCCGATCGCTCAGCGGTTGCCCGACCTCGTAGTAGACGATGGTACGGACCCTGCGGTTCTCGATCAGGTGCTCGACGAACGAGACGTTGCGACCGCTGAAGGTGGTTCCGGGCAGTAGGTTCGGGACCTCGACACCCAGGTCCTGGCGGGCCAGGTACTCGGCGTCCACCAGGAGCTCAGCGGAGATCACGGCGGCCGGCCAGGTCTCGGCTCCCACCCAAAGGGTCCCGTCGGGCAGGATCCGCCACGAGGTCCCGGCCGGCGCCCCCGCAAGCAGGGAGGTGAGGAGGTCCGAGACCGGCCCGGCGCCGCGGGTCCAAAATGACAGCGGCTGGGAGAGGATGGCCTGACTCGAGGTGCCCGACAGGGTCTCGCCGCCGGCGCCAAGGGCGTCGGCCAGGGGGAGCTGGAGCTGGACGCCCTGGTAGTACTTGGGCGGTAGCTGGGTGGCGAGGCCACCGGCGCCGCCGACCATCTTGACGGTGACGGCGTTGGTCTCGGCGCCCTTTCGGACGGAGACCCCTTTGAGCGAAAGAGAGGCGTCGGCCTCCGAGTCTCCGAGCTGGAGCAGCAGGGGGTCCTGGACCTGCGAGACGTCCTCGGCATCCACCACCAGGTCAGCCGTCCAGGCTCCGATTCGGGGCAGACCGATCCTGCCCTGGATGATGCCCAGGCCGTTGAGGGTCGCGAGCGCCATCGTTTAGCCGCTGAAGCCCGTGAAGCCTGTGGCGCCGGAGAAGCCGCCGACGCCCGGACCCACCACGCTCAAGTCGGTGCTGGGCGGGTTCGCCGCGGCCTGCTGGGCCGACGGAACCGGCAGCACGCTGGGTCGGGTCGGCACCGCAAAGCCGTTTGGATTGGCGGTCTGAGAGGCCGTCGGGGTCGCCGTGACGTTGGCGGGCTTGGTGGGGAGGAACTCGGTCGCCCGGAGATGGCGCTCGAACTTCCCCTTGCCCATGTGGATCAAGACCCCGATGAAGGTGAAGTAGAGGCTTCGGATCCCCAGTTCCACCAGCGACGGGTGGTAGACCGCCAGCGGTTGGGGGGTCCCCTTGCCTGGCAGAGGCAGCAGGGTGGGGATCAGGGCCGACATGGCCTGGAATTGCCGCCCGGTCCAGATCGTGAGGGCGATGTCGAGCTGGGCGGGAACATGACCGAGGCCGGTGAGGGTCTGGCCATCCGCCCCCACAACCTTCTTCTTGTCCGTCTCATACTGGCGCCCGCCGCTGGAGATGCGGGCAGCGCCGGGCAGCGGGACCCCGGCCACCACCAGGGTGTCCCAGGCCACCCCTTGCCGGGACCAGCTGGGGACTCCCCCGGTGTCGATCTGAGAGGCGTCCGTCGAGTTGAACGGATACGGAGTGCCTGCCAGCGAGCTATTCGACATCACCCGTTCCCCGGCCCCAGGCGGCCCTGCTGCATTGCCGCGATCTCCCAGGCATCCACCACCATCGAGAGACCCTCGGTGTGGAGCTTCGCGACTGCCTCCGAGATCATCTGGCGGTCTGCGTGCTCCCCGACGTGCATGTGGAGGTGAACCTCGGGCAGGCTGCTCCCGCTCCCCCCGCCCGACCTGAGCCGGCTCTGTGGCACCACCAGCTCCGGCTCTCCGCCATCGCCCAAGACCGCGAGCTCGGGGCCGTGCGTGCCGGCCCAGCCGCCCCCGGCGAGGTGCTTCACGTCGGAGTTGGCCATCACCTCAGTGGTCCCGACGCCGCCAGCGTGGTTGTCCTTGGCGAGATACGACAGACGGTTCAGGACGTAGCCGGTGGGGGTGTAGTCCCACCACTTCGAGTTGCTGACGGCCGAGGCGGCGGCGCCGAGCGGATTCCCGCCGGCGACCGCTGAAGCGATCGACACCGGGACCGTGATGGCCTTGGCACCCGTGAGCTTGTCGACGAACCCGACCACGTGCCCGAGCTCCTCGGCCAGGACCCCCACGCTCTTGCCCAGGTCGCCGAATGTGGACACCACCGCCTTCATGGCCTCCGGGTTCAGGTGGCCGTCCTTGCCGAAGAGATCTCCGGACACGTCGAGCCCCTTGGTGAACCCGGAGACGAAGGCCCCGATGCTGTCGAGGGCCGTGACCGCGATGTCCTTCACGGTCACGAGTCCCACGGAGATCTGCTCGAAGATGTGGTTGATCCGCCCCACCCCTTCTGGTCCCGCGAACCCTCCGACCAAACTGTCGAGGGTGCCGCTGAAGAGGTTGGCCAGGTTGCTGGAAAGCGCCTTCCCGAGGTCGGAGTCCGGGTCCAGCAGGCCGGCCACGTTCCCCACTGCGCTCTTGAGCTTCTCGAAGCCGCCGGTGTTCGAGAACCCCATCTGGAACTCTTCCCAGCGGGACTGCAGGTTCGTGAGGAGCCCCGAGAGGGTCCCCATCTGCTTCTCGGCGAGGTTCCCGAGCACCCCACCCTCCTTGCCGGCAATGGCCCCCAGGAATGCGGTCAGCTGATCGTTCAGCCCGATCTGGCCGCCCTCAAGCTGCTTGATGAGGGCCTTCGGATCCTTCGAGACCCCGGCCGTCTTCTGGAGCTCGCCCAGGAAGTCCTCCTGTGAGAGCCCGACCTGGGAGAGCGTCTCGTGGAGGAGGCGCCCCGTGATGGCGCCGCTCTTGAACCGCCGGACGATGTCCACCAGGGCGCCGGCCGCACCGGGTCCGCGCAGCCCCTCGACGTCGGAGGCCGCCGCGATCAGCTGGTTCAGCCCCTTGCCGGGCTGAAACCCCATCAGCATGAATTGCTTGCCGATGTCGAAGACCTGCCCGGTGGACATCGGGAGGTGCTGGGCCAGGGTGAGCATTCCCTTCATGGCTTCGGTGGCCCTGGCCGAGGACCCCAGGACGGTCTCCAGCGAGACCTGCATGTCCTCTTTCCATCGAGCGGCGTGGATGCCGGACTCGAGGAAAGAGCGGCCGATGTCAAAGATGCCGCCGGCAGCGTCCTTGAGGGGCTGCATCACCCGGCCGGCCACGTTCCAGAGGTGGTCGAGGTCGCGGATGAAGCTCTGGCTGGACTTGGCGGTCTTGTCCTGGGCGATCGCCACCTGCCCCAGGGCACTCGACACGCCGCTCAACGCCGACACGATGCCGGCGGCCGGCCTCGACATCTTGTCCCCGAGGACGAACTCCCATTTGAGGCTCTTGGGCATGTCGACGGGCTACTTCTTCTCCAGGGCTGACCTGATCAGGGCGAAATGGCGAACTTCGAGGCGAGCTCCCACGATGGCGTCAACGGTGGGTGAACCGCGGCGGCCGCGCTCGTTCGAGCGATAGGCGATGAGGCATCGAGCCGCCACGAGTTCGTTCCTCTCAGCTACCCTGGTCAGGCTCAGGACTTTTTTACTTCAACGGCCTCCTCCGCGCCGGCCAACGCCGAGAGTTGCTTGGCGATCTTCTGGATGAGGGCCGGCCTGCGGTTCAGCAGAGACGTGAGCGTCGACGGGTCCGGGTGGACCACACAGTTGGTCACCAGCAGGGAGTCGGCATCGACCCGCATCTCGGCGTTCTCGTCGATGGCCAGCGTCCGGGCCTGTCGCCAGAGAACCGCGTCGGGGGTCCGGACCGCGAAGGCGACGCCTCCGGTCCTGACCTGGATGATGTCCTCACCGGGGAACTTCTTCCGGCACTCCGCCAGCGTCGCATCGTCGAGCCACTTCTGCGGCTCTTTGGCTTCGGCTTCCATGGTTGCTCCGTTCCGGTACGGATGGGTTGAACTTCGAGTGCCGCCTCCAGCGAAGCTGTTCCCAGCCCACCGGAGAGCCAGAGGACGGGCGGCGCGCCCTTTCTCTTAGAAGGGGAGCCCTGGCAGCTGGGTCGAGGACATCTGGACCGATCCGCCACCAGGGAGGCCCCACTTGATGGCCTGGACGTTGAGGTCCACTTTTGCGATCAAGCCCTTGGGGCCTTCCGAGAACTGGTTGTCCACCTTCACGATCTTGTTCACGGCGATCTTGTCCGTGATGGCCGCCGACAGAGCGTTGCCAAAGGCGATGTTCATCACAAACGGGATGTCCCCGAAGCCGGCCGTGATGACACCCAGGCCGCTCGCAATCTTGATCGCGGCCTGCAGACCGATCAGCGCCGCCAGCCAGAGCCGGAGCTGGAGCTGGTACATCGTGAACGACCCGTGGGGCTTCTCCTGGCCATCGGTCGTGCCGAGCTTCTGGCGCGACATCCCGTAGATGTCCTCGACCTGGTTCTCGTCCCCGTAGGAGATCTCCTGCACTGCCAGCAACGACGGGATGCCGCCGGCTGAGAACGAGAGGTTGGAGTACTGGTAGAACTGCCCGTTGATCTGGGGGTATCCGGTGATCGACATGGATGAGCCTCGCGAGACCTGGGCTGACTACAGGGCCGGGTTGAAGTAGGTGATGGTGGCGGAGATGGACCGGTTGTAGCCAACCGGCGTGACCGTGAGGGTCACCTGCAGCTGCTCGGTGGAGAGGATGTCGTTGTCCCGGACCACCTGAGCGTTGAAATCGCTGGCGTCCTGAGCCTGGTAGGGGTTGTTGCCGCCTACCAGGATTGGTCGCACATACGCATTGATGTGGGTCTCAATGTTCTGGGCATCGGTCTCGTTGATGTCCCCGGCCGCCGTCACCCGCTCGGTGTCGTTGAGGAAGTCGTGCAGGGCCTGCATGGAGAGCGTGCAGGCCTCGTCCATGACGGCCCCTAGCGGGAACTCGTAGAAGTCCGAGCCCGGGGGCGCCTGGAGGGGAGCGCCGGTGATGTAGAAGCCCCCGTAGCCCCGGTCGGTCTGCAGGACGCAGAATCCGGGGCTGTTGGTGTAGAGGCCAGGGGTCGCCCGCTCATCCCTCGAGATCGAGGTGATGCCGGTGACCGGCCCGGTAGCCCGCCGGCCGGTGAGCTCGTGCAAGGGGATCATCATCTCGCGCGCCACCGTAACCCAGGTGGAGGACCTCGACTGTTCCAGGCCCGTCAGCGGGCTCGACACCATCGCGTACCCGGCGCCTACCACCACCCGCTTGGAGAAGATGTTGGTGAACGCCGCGATGGTGGCCGCGTCGGTGTCGGGCGGGCACTCGACGAATCCGCGCGTGTACATGTTGTCGGTGGCCCCGGTAGCCAACTGGGTGTCCATCGCGGCCTGCATGGCCGCGGCTCCGGCGGAGCTTCCGGCCGGGCCGGTGGCCATGATGCAGCGGGCGTTGTTGGGGCTGGCCAAGATGGCCGACATGGCAGCGGCCAGGTCGGTGAGGCTGTAGCTCGGAGGCGAGCTGGTGAAGCTGTAGGTGTCGCCGGCCACCAACGAGCCCGCCGCGAACGCCAGGGTGAGGCCGGTGTTGGCCGGGATCCCCTGCCCCGACGAGTCCGGGCCGCCCACGATGAAGTTACCGCTGGTGGGGAGCGCGAACGGTCCGTTGACGGAGACCCCATCGAGCGAGATGGAGATCTGGGCGCCAGCGGTTCCCTCGGTGCCTCCCACAGCCACCGTCACCGTCACCACATACTCATCAGCGGGGTTCCCGGAGACCGTCATCAGCGAGCCACCCGTGCCGACCTGGGTGACGGCGCTGTTGGCCGCGAAGGTGGTGAACGAGTACGTGTCGTTGAGGACCAGCGAGCCCGCCCCAAAGTTCAGGGTGATGCCGGTGCCAGGGATCACGTAGGTCCCCGAGGTGGTCTGGTTGACGATCGGGGAAGCCACGCCGTTGATGGTGACCTGGAAGCTGAACGAGGTCCCCTCGGTGCCTCCCGTGGTGATCGTCACCTGCACGTTCATCGTCTGGGTGGCGGTTCCCGACAAGGTCCAGGTCGACGTACCGGTGCCCGAGTGGGTAACGGCGCTCTTCGAGGTTGTATAGGTCGAGGGAACCCGCACCATCAGGACCGTGCAGCCCGACGTGCCGAGGACGAGGCACGCAGCCTCGACGAGTGGGCCATAGCCAAACGTCGAGTTGGCCAGCTTGATGCCCGCAGTCCCGCCGGCAACCTGGACGACCGTGTCGAGCGGCCCCTGAGAGGCGCACCCGATGATGATGCAGACGTTCTCGGCCGAAGCCTGGATGACACCCAGGCCGCCGTCTTCGACCGTGAGGTTGATGCTGGGATCGGCTGCGGACATGAAGGGACTCCTGGAGGCGGGGCCTCAGCTCAGCGGGGGCGCTGCGACGAGCGCAGGCGGATCGCCTTCGATGACCGACCGGGCTTGATGGGCTTCTGTCGCGGGGCCCACTTGCTGGGCCGAATGTGCTGCCCGTAGGGCTCGGCCAGAACCTGGTCGAGCTTCGCGTCGTACTCAGCCTCCGTCATGGGCTGACCGGCCTCGATCTTGTGGTAGGCCCGCAGTGCCGCGAGCCTCCAGTCCGGCTGCACCACGACCGAAACCACCTGCCCCATACGGTTCTTTCGGATGGTGGTGACTACGTGCCCCTTGGCCTTCGCCCACTCCTCATGGGCCTGCACGGCCGAGGTGGGCACCGTGGGGCTCGGGTCGTTCAAGGAGAGAGGCGCAGGAGCCAAGGTGGCGGGACCGGGTTTCGCAGCCGCAGGGGCGGCGGGCGGCTTCGCCGAGGTGGTTGCGGAGGGCGCTGCAGCTGGAGGGACGGTGGTGTCCATGGTGGCCTCAGGGGTGCTCGGCGCCCGGCTGCATCTGGAACGTCGGGACGATGTTGGCCTGGTTGGGCCCAGGGGTGCCGGCCACCAGCTGGATGGTCTCGGCGGTCGGGCCGACGACGGGAATCAGGAAGCGAGCCTGGAAAACATAGCCGCGGCCCTTCACGAGGGTCGCATCCTGAGGGTTGAGCCACTCCCCCTCGTCAACCTCCCAGTTGGCCGGGATGACAGCCTCGAAGGTCGCCAGCAGGCCGGTGGGCCCGAACACCATGGCCTCGGTGGTGTCGTAATCGGGGCCCCACGCATTGATGAGGGCGCCGGCGACCCTGCCGCGGATGGGAGGCGGGTTGGTTCCCATCAGCTGCGGGGACTGGATGGTGTCCTTGTTGGGGATCCAGATGATCTGCGGCGCGTCGAGGTTCTGGTGGACGTACTCCGGGCCCACCAGGAACGCGAAGCCCTGGGCCTGCTTCCAGGTAGCGAACGGGAACACCGCCGCGATGGCTGCGATGAGGGCCGAGAGCATCAGCGGAACCAGCGGTCCATGAGGCCGTCGGCGGCCTTCTCGAAGGCGACTCCCCAGTTGCCCAGGTTGTCGCTGTTGGGGACCATCAGGCGCGGCACCAGGGCCTTCTGGCGGGGGAAACTCAAGCGGCGAGACCGCGCCTTTCGGAGGGGGCCGCTGAACCCGCCGGCGGTGAACTTCTGGTTCTTGCTGAGCCCCGGACCGCGGGTCCTCTTGCCGATCTTCGTCACCCCGAATTCCATGAACCGGGCCCGCGGGAGAGCGGAAGCATCGGCGAACCCGGCTGCGGTGGTAGCGGCCTTCCAGCTCTCGGCGAGCTCGCCGGAACGCTCGAGCGGCGACCCGGGGCGATCCTTGGCCTGTGCCCAGGGCCGACCGTAAGGGTCGGTGCCGGTCCGAAACTCCCGCTCAATCTGCAGCATGGACTCGCGCTTGAGGAGGTCGCGGGCCTCGCCAAGAAATCCGCCGGACAGGAAGCTGCCAGTCTTGGCGATCCTCTGCTTGAGCTCCTGGAGCTGTGCGAAGTCGTTCACAGGCCGCCCCCGATTCGGCCAGGTCCGCCCCAGCCTCGAGGTGGACGGGACATCACGTACGGCCCCGAAGCGGTCTGCTGAATGTTCGGACGAGAGTCGACGTACGTGGGGGGCTTGAGCGAGGCCTTGTTCTCCGAGACCTTGACCAGCCAGGCGATCGCCTCGGACTTCCTGATCTCAAGCTTTCCGTCCCCCGGCGCCATCGGGTTCGTGCCCCTGGTCGTCATGAGGTCGCAGGCCGCGATCTCACAGACGGCCGAGGTAAGGGCCGATCCCCATGCGGTCAGCGGCAGAACGAGCTGGCCCTGGAGGTAGGTGTCAGCGAGATCCGAGGCCTTGTTGATGGCGGCCTGGATGTCCCCCGCCGGGACATTGGCCGTCGCGGCCGCGGGGAGCCCGTAGGTCGCGAAGTCTGTGGGGGTCGCGTACGACGACACGGAGGTGGGTTACTTCTTGCCCTTCGGTGCGGCTTCGAGCTCGGCGATGCGGGCCTGGGCCTTGGCCAGGTCAGCCTCGAGCTTGGCGATCTTGGGGATCAGCTCCGACTCCACCTCGGCCCTCATGGCCTTCCGGAGGTCCTCGTTGGCCGACTTCTGCTGGGCCCCGAGCTGACCCATGTACTCTTCGAGGGTCAGGCAGCTGATAAAGCCGGTTTCGTCCCGCTTCAGCTGGTTGAGCTGTTGCTGGGTCACCAGCACCCGAGCGTCCGCGTTGGCCCCATGGGTACCGTGTCCCCAGTGCTTCTGGGCGCAGAAGTAGCCCTGCTTCCGGTGGCTGATCACCACCACCGGTGTGGTGGCGGGATCCTTGTTGGGCTCGATGGGACGTGCCGCCGTCAGCTCTTCGAGCTGCATGGGTGCTCCGAGGCATCCGTCGAAGGACGCCGGAAAGGCGAGGCTCAGTGCCTCGCCGGTTGTACCGAGACCTCGCCGGTTACGAGGAGGCCATGATGGCGAGGAACGGCAGGGTGACACCGGCGGCCCCTCGAGCGTCCACCCCGTAGACGAAGTCGTGGGTGTTGAAGACGTTCGGATCGTTCGGGTTCACCAGGTAGGTGAACTTCGGAGCCTGGCGGATCTGGATGACGAACGGCCGCACCGGGAACGCGCAGCAGAGCACGTACCAGGCGTTCTGGTTGGTGAGGAACGGGTTCTCGATCACGTCCGCGGTGCCCTTCAGGACGTTGGTCTGCTGAGCCGCTCCGCCAGGGGACACTCCGCTTCCGGAGTTGACCGGGACCGCGATGGTCTCAGCGTTCAGGATGGTCCTGGCGGTCACGCCCAGCGAAGGCGGGACCATCAAGTGGGTCGGGATGATCCCGAGAGGCAGCCCGTCCTCGCCCGTGTAGCTCATCATGGTTGACCGGACCGACGCGTAGTTGGTCGCGTTCAGGGCCAGGGCACCGGTGGTGGTGCCGTCGAACCGGTTCGAGAAGGTGGTGCCGCCCGGCACGTCCGGGTTCTGCGGATGGGAGCCCGAGAAGAACGGCTGCCCGTCGTAGCAGAGCTGGGTCGACCCAGTGGCGGCGACGATCACCTGGGTCAGCATGTCGTCGCGCCACTGCTTGGCCGCGAGCCCCAGCATCTCGACGCCCTGGTTGAACACGCCGAGCTGGTCGTCCTCGATGTCGAACTTCGAGATCCGGACCGTGTCCTCGTAGGGTACGTTCTTGAGGGTGTACTCGCGGGCCGCCAGGTCGTTGATCACCCGCTCCGAGAGCCACTGCCGCATCTTCGGGATGCGGCCCAGCCACCCGTAGTGGGTCTCGCGCGCTGACGATGGCATCTCGCTGGAGACCTTGTCCGCGTAGGACACCGTCTGCAGGTAGGACGACTGGAACCGCATGTCGGCCTGGAAGAAGATGAACTGCAGGTTTGAGGGGGTGATCTGCATGGCTGTGCGGCTCCTGGGCCCTTCTTAGGGACCAAAGATGAAGCGGGTTGGGCTGAGGTGGGGCGCGGTTACCCGAGGACGATCTGGATGCTTCCGGAGCCCTCGACGAAGGTCGTCACCGCGGAGGCGACGAGCTCGATCTCCTGGGCAGCCGTGAAGGTGTTGAGGGCCGTCACCGCGGTTCCGGCCACGTTGGTGGCCAGGGTGTTGGTGTTGGCGGTCGTGAGGGCCAAGACGCCCCCGGTCAGCGGGGTACTGGCGATCTCGGGGGTGATGGTGGCCGCCTTGGCCGCGGTGGAGCTCGGCACCGAAGGGACGTAGGTCAGGCTCTTGATGCGGCCCGCGAACCCCGGCGTGAACTTGGCGATCGCGCCAGTTGCGATCGAAGCCAGCGTCACCGGGATGGAGATCACGGTCTCCGGGTAGGAGTCGCTGGTGGGCTGGGGAGCGAAGACGGGCGACATCGTCACCCAGACGCCGTCCGACTCGACCCCGAAGACCTTGCCAGCCCTCAGGCGGGTTCCGTTTCCGTCGGTGAGGGCGACCGTGTTGTCGTCCACCACGAAGCAGTCCTGCCCGACGTTGGCGGTCGCGATGAGGTCGGCGCTGGCGCTGTTGTTCATCTTGAAGGTGCCGGAGCGCACCTGGAACGGGATGTTGGTCCCCGGGATGCCTCCGGCCGCGTGCCCGGAGACGGTGTTGTCGCACTCCTGGTCGGCGATCCCCACCACCGCCACACAGGTGCCACCGTTGGCCGCGGGCCGGTAGTAGCCAGAGCTGTCGACCGCCACCATGGCGCCGCCCCAGATGTGGACGTTGTCGGCGGGGGTCGGGTTGTCGAGCAGCTTGGGGATAACGTCCTGGCCGAGAGCCGGGGCGCTGCGAGAGGCGGTGAGGGCGGACATGAGGCTCCTTGCGTTGGCCCCTCAACCGAGGGGCCAGAAGTGAATCGGTGGGTTGGAGGGTCGGCGCTGGCGACTACGCCTTGGCGTTCTTGAGCTTGTATTCCTTGAACTTCACGGGATCCGTGCCGGTCTTGGCGCAGAGCGCGATCTCCTCCGTGGTGAGCTCGCCGGCCTGCTCGCCCGTCGGAGCCCTCTGCTCGCTGCCACCCGACGACTTGTTGGCCGGGGTCGCGTCCAGGTAGCTCTTGAGGCTCACCGGGTCCTTGCGGCCCGAGGCCATCGCCCAATCCTTCTGGGCGGGGACGAGCTTGCCGGACTTGAGCGCGCTCTCGACCAGAGCGTTCAACTCCACCTCGGCCTGGGCGGACTTGATCTTGTCGAGGTCGGTTCGGAGCTCGACCGCCTTGAGGGCCTCCTGCTTGTGCGCCTCGAGCACCCCCTTGGCCTCGGACGCAGTCGGCTTCCCGGCGATGGCCAGGACATCCTTCTGGAAGGAAACCAGGCCTTGCGCGATGGCCTGCGCCTCGGCCTCGGTGGAAGTCTCGGACAGGCCCAGGGCGATCAGAACACTCTTCATGGCGTGCATCTCCTTGCGGTTCTTGGTGGTGTGCCAGGGGGCGGTGCCGCCCCACTGGGAGTAGTGGTCGGCCAGGTGGCTCCTGAGTCCAGCGAGCTCGTCCTCGGGGACCTTGGCGCCCCGAGCTCCGTCGGCGGCCGCCGCCGCGGCCTCGACGCCTCGCTTGCTGACCACGAGCTTGCCGGCCTTTACGTCGTGGTGCGGGTAGGAGTAGTCGCCGAAGTTCTGGCCTTCGCCACCTACGAGGCCGAACCCCATCGCGTACTTGCCCCACTCCATCTGGTCCTTGTCGCCGGAGCCGTCCTTGGAGGCGTACTTCCGCATCCGCTGCTCGGCGCCGTCGGCATCCCAGGGTTCGTCGACTACCTCGCCCTTGCTGAACGGGACGACCTTGCAGGCCACCAGGCCTTGCATGTTCTTGGTGGCAGGGAGGTTGGTGAGGGCGCAGCTGTCCAGGCGAAGGATCCGGCCATCCTCATCGGCCGCGAACGCCGGCGAGAAATACCGGTACTCACCGCTCGACAGGTACTTCGTCGCCTCAGGCGTCCACCGGACCTGGGTGGCCCAGAGGCCATCGCTGCGGAGCTCGGGGTTGAACCATGCCGCAGCGGGCGCCTTGATGGGGGGCTGCTCGAGCGACTGGTGTTCGTAGTCGCAGTGGAGCTCGTTGCCCTGGTCTCGATAGGCCGCCATGACGGCCTGGCCGCACTCATGATCGAAGGTGAATGTGCCCTTCGAGGTCGGCACGTCCCCCATCGGGAAGATGCGGAACTCCTTCGGCGGCTCCTTGGACCCAGCCGGCATGAGGTCGAGGGCGACCGACCTGAGGATCGTGCGGAGCAGCATCAGTGCACCACCGCCTCAGTCGACCGTGCTCGGGTCTTCGCCGGGGGTTCCGCAGCAGGAGTTTCTTTCTGCTCCGAATCCTCTTCGGCCGGCTTGCTGCCGCCAGACTCAGGACCCGAGAGCGGTGCTGGGGTCTCGATCGTCGTGGGGATGCCGAACTCCTCGAGGACCGCTCGCTGGTCGACCGGGGCGCCTGCCTGCGCGAAACTGTAGAGCGAGGTCGCGAGGTCCGAGAAGGCTTTCGCGGTCGTCCCACGGTCCGTCACAGGCTCGGTGGTGATCTTGGGAATCGGGGCCAGGGCGGCATCGCCGAAGTTGTACTCGGCCCAGGGACGGAGCACCTGGGCCCGGATGCAGCGCTCGAGCGCCTTCGCGTCGGCGTCCAGGAGGTCGTGGCGGACCGAGTCGTGGACCTTGGCGGCCGCGAAGCTCCCACCCTTCACCTCGGTCGAGAGGTTCTGGCCGAGCACCGTGACGGCCATCGAGGTTTCGGTCCGGGCGATCAGGAGGTCGAAGGCCTTGTGGGACTCGGCCTTGGCCTCCATGAGGTCGATGTCGAACGATGCCTGGCCAGCGCCATCTCTCTGCGGGAGGGCGATTACCGCTTCATTGCCACGGCCAGAGATGTCGGAGACGAACTCTCGTTTGTCCTGGGCGTTGGCGTTGGCAGGGATCTTGGCCTTCACGAGAGGCAACCCATGGACCTCGCTGTAGCGCGCCCAATCGCGATAGGCGTCCTGACGGATCTGCCAGGGCTGCATGAGGGGACGTACCAAGCCGTGGAGGTGCGCGTAGTGCATGCCGAAGGGGGCGAAGAGCACCCAATGGCCATCGCCAGGGGTAAGCTCCACCGGCTCCTTTTCGGTGATGATCCAGTAGGATCGGGTGTCCCAACGCCAGTAGATGAACTGGCTGTGCCAGACCTTGAGGCGCGGCTGCCAGTAGTCTTCGCCGCGGTCCCAGATCAGCTCGCCGACGCCGAGGCCCGTGTACAACCCCCAGCGGACCAGCTCCGTCAGGGTGGAATCGGGGAAGAACTCGTCCCACTTTTGGGCAAGTGCACCGGCGAGCACCCTGGATTTGGCGGAGCGAGGGTCCGCAGGGACCTGCTCGAGCGGAAGGCCCAACAGACCTTCGATGCGGGTGTTCATCACGCCGACGAGGCGGTCGTCGCGCCCCATCGCATCGACCATGATGGCTGCGTTGAGGAAGTTCCCCTGCTCCAGGAGACGAAGCGCTGACCTGGCCTGCCCGAGGGTCCAGAAGTCCCGGGTGATGACGGGCAGATCGCCGTCACCAGAAACCCTCGGTCGACCGAAGAGCTTCTTGAGCTTCTCCAGGATCATGCCGCGGCCAACCGCTGGAGCTCCGGCGGGCATCGACCGAGGAGCCAGACCTGGCAGTTCGAGAGGAAATCGACGTCGGTCCGGTGCTTCCGGAGGAAGGCCTGCATCGCGCAGGTGCAGGCCTTCGGCTGCTGGGCCCCTGTACCTACCGGAGGGCAGTCTTTGCCGGGGACCAGGTAGCCGTTCCCGCGGCACTCGCGGCAGCTCTGGTCGGCGAAGGTGACGACCTGTGCCATGGTGACCCGCTGGTCCTTCACCGGTGCACCGAGGAGGTCGTTGGCCTGGGTCGCAAGATCAGCTTCACCACGCCCGCCACCGGCCGTTTGAGGTCGTGGTTGGTCACGTGGTGGCCGCCTGGCGCTGCGACTGCTCGCGTTGGTCATCGGCCGCGGTGGGGTATCGGAGGCGCTGCTTGACGGGGCCGCCCGGAGCGAGCTCGGTCGCTGCCGCGATGACCTCTTCTTGGCATCGCCCGTCAGGTCGTTCGTTCGGATCCTGATGCAGCGAGACCCGCTCCATGGTGCCCGTGCAGCGAACCCGAACTTCGGTGCCATCGACGGGGATCAGCGGTTCCATCGGAGAGCCGCACGGGCCGCAACTGACCTGGTGCATCCTCAAGCGGCCATCTTCTCGGCTGGCTCTCGGCCCGGGGCCCAGAAGAAGTCGGTGCGGCCGCCAACCACCCGCACCTGGACGACGGCGCTGCCCTGGGCCTTCAGGAACCGCTTGAGGGCGCAGAGGCAGACGCGCTGGGTTCGGTCCTTGCCAACGACGGTCACGTAGATGCCGGAGCCGCGGCAGGTCTTGCAGCGAGGGCTGGCGAACGCCGCGCACTCCGGCAGCTTCACCGGACGCCCGACGTGAGCCGTCAGGTCGACAAGTTGCCGGGCCTGAGCGCCGTGCTCAGGTTGCGATTCTGGGGTGGGGGTGGAGTCCAACGAGTCCAGCTCGGTGCTGCACTACACCCCCTATACTGTCTGGGTGGTCCGATACGGCTCGATACGGCTCATTACGGTACGATACGGCTCGATTTCATGCCCAACCCTGGGAGTCGACCCTTGCCAGATTCGATGAGGCTGACGGCGGACGGAGTGGAGCTTGGTGTGGCCACCAACATCCGGGTGACAATGCGGCCGTGGAGGAGGGAGATCGCCCCCGGAGTCAAGGGCCTCTGGGAGTACGGGCACGTCGAATTCGACCTTCCATTCCCTCAGGCGATGGGGCTGATGATGAACCGGATCGCCAAGGCGGAGGCACGAAGCGAAGCCGGAGACCTGTGGGAGGTCACGGGCTTTGAGGTCACGGGGGGTCGGGTCAAAGCCCTCTTTCACATCCACGCGCCGAAGCCTGAGGACTAGGTCGAGTACTCCCCAGCGAACGCCGCAGCCTCGTTCTCAACCCTCCGGAGAGTGTCCCAGAACTCCGGCATGGCTCGCTCAATGGCTCCGCCCGCCACCATCCAGCGATTGCCGGACCGATTGAGCTTCACCCCGCCGCTGACGAGAAGCCGATGGAGACGGCGCTTGCTGAGGCGGGTGATCACCGCCAGCTCGCTGAGGCTGTAGACCGTCTTCGGCATCACCACCTCCGGCCGCTGTGGATCTTCGGGACCGAGTTGTAGTCGGCCGGCTCGACCGGCTTCGGCTCGTAGACGGAGAGCACCAGGGCGTCGGCAAGGTCAGGGGAGCGCCCAATCCTCGAGCGCACCGACCGCTTGTCCTCCACGTAGAGCTTCCCGCCGCGTTCCACCCACCGAGGCGCCACCAATTCGGCCTGCATCTTGGGGATCGCCGGGATCGCGCCGCCGGCGAGAAACCAATCCCTGGTCGCGGTCCAAGCGTCGGTCTTCCTGTTGGCGAGCCGCCCCTGGGTCTCCTCGTCGGCCTCCGAGGGCGCGGAGACGTTGACCCGGACGACCTTCACCCAATCCAGGTGGTGGGCTTCGAGGATGTGGGCCACGCCGGCGCCGAGGCCGAGATCGTCGATGTTGAAGATGACCTGCTCGTTGGGTCGCCGGAGTTCGATCGCCAGGGCGAGCACGGCGTCGGCGAGCGCCTCCTTTTCGAGGTTGTGCCAGACGCCAGGCCGCAGCGCCTTGAGGCCGCGGCGGGGGAACGCCACCTGGTCGTCGGGGCCACCACCGGCGGGGTCGACGCCGATGACCAGCGGCCCCTCTTCCTTGGCAGCATCCCACCGCTTCTCGGCCTCCAGCACCTGGTGCACGGAGATGATGCTGTTGGCGCCCTTGGTGGCGAAGTTCCCGCGCACCCGGATCTCGTACATGTCCGAGTCTTCGCCCCAGTTCTTCTTCTGCCGCGCCAGCCACAGCCGGCCGGCGAGGCCAGGGATCACGGTCCTGCCCTCCACAATGTTCGGGGACTCCTCGCTGGAGATGTGGATGGGGTGCCAGAGCTCTGCCTTCGAGTGGAAGGCGTCGTAGTAGTAGCCGACGTTCTGGGTCGGGTTGGAGAACAGGATCATGGCGCACTCGTCGGCCGCCATGTTGCCCTCCATGGGCGCGAAGAGCTCGTCGGGCACACCCGAGGCCTCGTCGACGATGAACAGCACCTCGGGCCCCCCGAAGCCCTGCATGTTCTCCGGCTTCTTCGTCACGAGCCCGATGATCGATCGCTCGGTGGGCTTGAAGAACCTCCAGCCCTTCCGGATGCTGTCGTAGAGCTTCCCTCCGAGAGGCATCGGAGCCTCCTGGCTACAGCGCCGGAGCTCCGGCCATACGATGCCCTCGATCTGGGTCTCGGTGGACGAGACGATGATGACCTTCCCCAGCAGCCGGGTTGCGATCCACCAGAGCGCGATGGCGGCGATGCTGTAGGTCTTGCTCACCTTTTGCCCGGCCCTCACTGCGACCATCCGGTGTTTCACCAGCGCACGCAGCAGCTCCTCCTGGCGGCTCCAGGTCTGCTTGACCCCGAGGGCTTGGCGAGCGAACAGCACAGGGTCCCCGCGCCACCGCTGCACGAGCTCGCGGCCGGCGGTTGCTTGATCGGGGGGCAGCACTCAGTGCACCTGCTCCGGCTCGTCGGGCGGCTTCGCCGGCTCGGGTTCCGCCGCCTTGGTCTGCATGGCGTGCCCCAAGAACTCCATCAGACCCATGCCGTTGAGGTTGACGGTCTTCCCGTTCTCGAGCTCGTCCTTCACGCTGGCGCACCGGAGGAGCTGGGAGTTGGCGGTGGCCCAGGCGGTCTGGACCCCTTGGTCCACGCCCGCGCCTCCCTCGCCATCGGCGCTGAGACCCACCCGGAGCCCGGCGAGCAAAACCGGCTCTGAGGCCTCGACAACCGCGGCGGCCGAGCCCGCCGAGAGGTCGACCATCTCGATCGCCTTCATGGTCTTGCGGACCGCGGACTTCACCTCGGGCGATGCCTGGGCATGGAGTTTCACCAGCTCGGTGACGGGCATGTGCGCGGCCTTGTGTCGGCTCAGGCCCCGGTAGGTGATCTGCTCCCCCTGCTCCGCCAGCCACGCCTCCACTTCCCGGGAAGGCATGTCCGCGATGAGTTTTCGCTCGATCTGGGCTCGATTCGGGCTGTGGCAAGCCTTGCATCCCTTCCACTGCTTCACGGGCCACCTCCCAGTCGCAAGGGACGCGGGACACCCCTGGGACGTTTAACCCCCCCCTGTTTTTCGCTTCGCCAGCGCGAAGG